ATTTTTAGAATCAAATATAGTAAGTGGATTAGATACTCTTAATCTTCCAAATGCATCATAAGCATTTGATCCATTTCCACCACCAATAATTATAGGTTCTACATTTACATTATTACATCCAGACATTAGCAACCAAACCTCATATTGAACCACGTGAATCTTTGTAGTTCTTGTTTTAAATCTTCTTGATAACCAAAGTTTAATTCATTCTTTAATGTATCTAAACCTTCTCTTAATTGTCTTGCATTAGATATTTGATATTGATCTGTAGGTTCAGGAATAATTGCACTTATTTTAGCCATTATCTTCTACCTCCAGCAAATATATCCAGTCGTAAAGTACCATATCTCCAAGATTCATTAATTGCATCATTCTCTATTTTCAAACTAACCTGTCTTCCTCTAACTCTCGTACTTACATATGTTGTGTTAGTATTAACAGTAAATGGACCAGTAATCAATGGGTAGTCAGCATCCGTTGCTGGTGTTTGAGCAGGATAGTTTCTAAATCTTAAAGTGACTTTTGCATTACCTGCTAAGTTTTTAAAGTCTGGTATGAATCTTGATACTCTCATAATCTCATCACCATCTCCAGCCATTCCCTGTTGTGCACTTAAATCATAATCACCTGATACGATGTAAGAAGTTATTGCACTTGATGTTCCATTTGCATTTAATTGATTAACTCCTGTTTCGTGAGCCCAATATTTAGATGAACCATAATTATTTGTAACTCCTTGTATGATTGGATAAGAAGGAGTTCCAGTCACATTAAATTCAGTTGCATAAGGTAAATTGTATGTATGTGCATCTGAATAAGTAGTTCTAGATAGTGATCCGGTTGCCCAAGTTTGTTCCGTAAAATTAAAGACTACGTTTCTATTTATTTGATTTGAATTGTTAGAAGCATAAAACCAACCTACTTCATTATAAAGTGAGTTATGATATGCATAAGCTATTTGATTAGCATCATAGTTAATGCCTAATGAATCTCCTTGAGTCGTGAATACAAAGTCTTCTACTAATGATGGTAATTGTTTAACCGTACCATCAAACATAAAAAATCCTCCACCAAAGCCCATCCAAAAGACGGCACCTTGTGCATAGATCATTGCATGTTGTCCCAAACATCCACAGTTTGAACCTACTTGTCTAAGTGAAAATGTAAATGGTGGACCTACGAATTGTATTTGATATGCAGCTTGATCCGTTAATACTAAGACATAATCCTTACCTTGTACCGCTCCAATGATTTCATTTCCTTGGTCGAGTAAGAATGTACCAGCTGTATTTGTTGCCGTTGGAGCCCAAGTATTTATGTCTTCTTGACTTGAGAATCTAACAAACATTTTATTTTGAGTTGTACCTGTTCCAATGGTTTCTTCTGTACCCATTAAGAATAAATGTCTATCTCTATCAGATACTAATGACATTAATGATTTAGTAGGTGCACCTGATACGACAGCTGCTCTTGTTTCCAATGCTGCAGGATTAGCTGCAAGTGGCGACCAAGTAAATGTCTTACCATTTCTAATGGTTGCAACTAGTAACTGGCCATAATTGTCCAAGGACCAAGATCCAGGATCAAGTACTACTGTTGATGATGATCTTGCTGTACCCCAAGATTCATCTCCATATCCACCTGTACCCCAGCCATAAGCTGTTGTTTGGAATACTGGACCAATGGTTTCATAAGCTCTTATCGTTGCTGATCCTTGAGCTGACATACCTGTGCCAGTTTCATTTGATGGCATAGTAATTGTAAAGGTATCGTCAGTTGCAGAATCTGCATTAATCTCAAATGTATTGTTTGTAAAATCTCCTGGTGTAAATCCAGTCACACCGCCGCCAGGTAAAGATGCGGCTGTAAAAGTTATGTAGTCTCCGTTTGATAATCCGTGTGCAACTTTATTGACTGTTACTGTTGCTGAACCTGTTGTTGAATCAAATGTGAATCCTGATACGGCATCTTGTAAAGGTGTAATGTCATAAAATGCACCTTCGTAATAAATGATTAAAACCTTAGATGTACCTAATGCAGCATATCTAACACCGTTTAAATCTGTCCAAGTATGTTGATCTCTAACTGGACCAGGTATTAAATTAACGTTTGTATTGGTTACTAGTTCAGACCAACCACCAATTTTCTCTGGTTGTCCATACCTAAATCTTACATTATCACCATCTACCCACTGTCCTTCAGCGCCAGTAGCAGTTTGTTGTTTATTGAATCCTGGTTTAAAAAATACTTTTTGCAACATAGAGTTATCCTAAAATATAGATTATAGTAGATTGCGTTGAGAATCAACGTTATTTAGGTATACCTAAAATAGGTCTTTTATCATACAAATTGCTTTCTGCAAAGCGACCATTTCTATGATTATAATGCAAAAATACTTGGCCACAAACGTTGCCTTCAAATGGTTCTCTCCAATGCTCTAATTCACAACCAGAATATATTAGCATATCTCCTGGCTTAAGAGTCACCTTTACACCTGGAGGTGCGTTTGGTTTATGTATGTTTTTGTATTCATCTATGACGTTATTTGATCCTGTTGGATCAATGTATATTGGCCATAAATCTCCACCTAAATTAAGTGTAGTTGATATTTCACAACTAGGTCTATCTTTGTGTCTTTTTAATATTGCACCTTTTTCATAAACTCTTGCATAAGAATAAGTAGGTATTAAATCAAGTCCAGTTCTTTCTTTCATAATGGGTAGCATCTTCATTAACAATGTCTCCATCACGTGATCTGCATAAATTGAATATGATCCTGGTACTTGTTTATCTTCCCAAGTGCCGTGTAAACCGTTCTGTGCTATGATGTTATTTTCATACATATATTTAACAGCATCTCTTTTTAGTAAGAAGTAATTAAAACAAAAGTTTGCAAGATCGTAAGATATTGCATTGTCTAATACTTGATACTTATGCTGTTGAAAGGTCATACGAACATACCTGTTTGTAAGAAATTAAATGATACTGATATTCTAAGATCATCACTTTCATTAGGATCAACACAATGATTAACATAAGAAGGAAACATAATTAATCTTCCAGCTTTTGGTTCAAAATGTACTTCTCTCCATAAATGTTTAGGTTCTTCTTTATTTGTTTTTCTAGGTCTAGACATTAATGACATTGTTCTAGTATCTTCTAATTTTAAATGACCACATTTCTCTGGTGTCTTAACGTAGTATACACCTGACCATAATGAATTAGGATGTATGTGTGGTCTATTGAATCCACCTTTATAATTTATGTTAGCCCACATATTACCTAAGAAAGGTTTATTATCTAAGCATTCATCTTCGTATATTTCTTCTTGAGCCATATGTAACTCATCAACTAAATGTTGATATTCAGGATTCTTATGCATATCAGTTGTTGAATGCCAACCATACATATTTGTTTTTTTAAGTCCTTCATCATTCTTAGACCAATTAACAATTTTTTCTTCTAAGTATTTATTGTATTCAGGTGTGCCTATATCTTTAATATAAACAGGTGTAGCAAAATAAAGTTCTCTATGTATCATTTAAATGGTTCTCCTCCAAACCAAAGCACTAGTGATTTTCTTAATCCCTTAGTTACTGGTACTACTCTATGCATAACAAAACTTGCAAAGAATACAGCGTGACCTTGTTTAGGTCTCATAATCTGACCTGGTCTAGCTAATTCTAATCCACCACCTTCAAAATCTGTTTCAGGTGATAATACTAAAGTCATAGATATTTTTCTAACAGGTGGCTCGTGTTTCATAATTAAATCACAATCCATATGCCAATCATAGAATCCTCCTTCAGGATATTCAGTATATTGTGCTTGTTCATTGATTGCCATATCTTGAAATCCAAAATGACGTCTATTAGTTTTGTGCATCATTTCTTCTAATTTCTTATACATTGGAATGGCATCAGGATGATTAAATGGAATCCAACTTATGTGAGATAGTCTAGTTTTGGTATCATACTTACCTCCACTTCCTCCGCCTACTTGTGCGTTTTGTGGTGGCATTGATCTACCTAATTTACTTATAATATCACATTGTTCTGGTGTAAATATAGGTTCAGTAGTTTCTACTAAATAACTTTTCCAATTTGGTTCTGTATGTATCATTCTGCTCCTCGATTCATTATTGGGTTATAATGTACATCGCAGTTTGCTGCAAGTGTACGTCTGACTTCA